TTGTCAGGTGTATTAAGCTTTCTACTTGAGGAATTTCTTTTTGAACCAATTAAGTTAGCGAACTTAACTTCGTCTTCCGTTAGAAATATTAATGTGTTTCGGACCAGTTCAGGCCGACTTTGTACTCGCTGTCTAGTGGACATCTTACGTTTAATTCCTTTTCAGTTAATTTCATAGCTTCTCTAGTTAGTTTGCCAAACTGTTCAGCTTGATTTTTGCGACAGTCAAACTGATATTCATCGTGAATACTAGCCACTAACTTAACATCTAGCTTGTGCTTTTTAATTAACTGATCAATAAACACGATCCATTGCTTACAGATAATAGCACCAGCACCTTGGAGAAGTAAGTTCATAGCAGCGTGTTGATGCCTGACATGTAACTTTCTACCATCAAGACCGGGAATATAACCTGATCTAGCTTTATTGTCAACTTTACTTCTTAACTCAGCTAGAGAAGGTAATGAATCTAAGAAGTTATCTATAAGATTTTGACCCTCGGTAGCTGATCCTCCTACTATGCTACCAATCTTAGTTGAACCTGCACCATAAATAAATGCATAGATGAATGTTTTTGCTTGATCACGAGTAGCTAAACCAGCCGCTTTTTGATTAGCGGTATGAATATCTCCTTCAACAACTTCCTTAGTATAGTCGTCGTCTTTCATGTAGTGAGCAAGACATCTTAGTTCCAGTGAGCTTGCGTCACAACCAACGAGAACACGATCAGGAGAAGAAGAACTCCAGCAAGCTCTGCACTGCTTCCCATAGGGAGAATATACTGCTGGAACTTGTGCCATGTTCGGACCAAAGTGTGCCATACGTCCTGATATAGCTTTAAGCGTAAGAACTTTTCCATGTACTTTTCCATCTTCTTCTAATAATTCTAACCATGATTTAATTTGTGCAGTTCTTTTGTTAAGAAGGAGATACTCAGAAATCATCTGAGCTTCTGGTATATCTACATTCTTTAGAGTTCCTTCATCTACAATAGGATGGCCTGTAGGTGTGAAGTTATCTGGTTTCCATCCCTGCTCCATCAAACGAGCAGCTATCTGTTGTCTACTGGAAGGATTAAATACAATAATCTTATCCTTCAGTCTCTTTCCTGTCTTCTCTGACACTCTTTCCTGAGTTATAGGTGGATACTTTTCTTGTAGTTTTTCTTCTATAACAGAAGCTTTATCTGTAAGCTCTGCTTGTAAACAACTAGCTTTTTGTACGTCGAGTGTAAAGCCATTACGTTCTTGTACATCTACAATATGACGTACACGATATTCAAGGTCAATAGCCTTACGATACTTTGTATACTTCTCTTCTTTTATCTTCAACCATAGACGATGTGTTATATCAACATCACGTATACAGTAAGTGATCATCTCTTCTGTTAGCTCAGAGAAGTCATGGAAGTCTATTTTCTTAAAACCTAAGTTTTCTCCCCAAGATTCTAAGGAGTGTTTCTTACGGGTAGGAAATAGAAGTTGAGATAGTATAAGAGTATCTTCTACATTACTTACATTGAGTTTTGTTCCTGTAAGCCTGTTAAGAGTAGGAGCATCGAAGCTTATGCCGTTGTGCATAATGAACTTCGATACTCCTTTAGCGAACTTAGGAAAACTAGTGTAACACTCGTCACCTTTCCAAAGATTAATCTGTCCTGTGTCTACATTCTTAGTAACAATACAATGTATCTTAGTAGCATTTAAATCATCAGTTTCGATATCAAGTATTACGTTCATTGTTCTTCCTAATGTTTAGAAGGGACAGTCGTTATCGTCTCCTCCTTCAAGATCGTCACCTAGATTACTAACCTCGTGCAGTCTACCAGTATCCTTGTTAAAGAACAAGTGACAAGCTACACCTGTTTCACCAGCATACCTATTCTTTAGTACACGAATGGTCGTTGTGTTGGCTATGTTAGCATCATCTGATTGTTGGTTTCTTTCCATAGCTATTACACTGTCAGACAACTGAGCGATGCTCTGTGAGCCACGTAGATGTGACAAAGATACTTCTTTACCATCTTCATGCCCACTATCTCCATTAGCCCTGCGTAGGTGACTAACGAGGATCAAAGCACAGTTAGTTTCTTCTACTAGACTGCGAAGCTTAGTCATAAGAACGTCAATGTTCTTACGTTCGTCCATACCCTCTAAGCCTGAAACAAGAATAGATAAGTGATCTAGGAATACCCACTTACAATCAAGTGCCTTAACCATATAACGAACACGGGCAAGTATCTCTTCTGTACTCATAGAACCAAAGTGGTCAAAGGCAAAGAACCTACCGCTACCTACGGTATCGTTTTGCCACTTACGTAGATCAGCATCGTTATGGTTTTCTCTAACTTCTTTGATATACAGCCGCGAGTTAGCCTCTACTGACATAAGGTGAAAGATTGTAGAGCGTGTGTTTTCTTCCAGAGAGATAACGCCAATGTTCTCTCCTGTATTTTTAAGAACATGATGCATAAGCTCACGCATAACACTAGACTTACCAGTACCTGTACCCGCCGTTAGGGTTGTTAGCTCACCTGTACGAACACCATACAACTTCTCATTCATACCTTGCCACGGATATAGACAGGTTGTCTGATTAGTTTCTTCGTATAGAGCATCACCAACATCTTTGAGATTAATGATACCAGCAGGTGTAAATGCTTTAGCAGCCCACCAAGCCCTAGAAAAGTCTTCTGTCTTTTTAGCTTTAAGATATTCGTTAGCATCCTTCATCTTGGAATCAAGGAATACAATCTTACACTTGTTAGGCTCAAAGAGTTCAGCAACTTTACGCGCATTTTCCTGACCGGGCTGGTCCATGTCAAAACATACTACAATATTATCGTAGCTGTTGAGGAAGTCATAGCTACGCTTACAGTTCTTTACTGCTGAAGTAGCACCATCCTTAATGGAAACCACAGGCCATTTTGATCCTAGCATCTGATAGACAGACATAGCATCAATCTCACCCTCACATATGGTGATGTACTTACCCTTCTCCTGACAAATCTGTTGTCCAAAGAGAGTACCTGCTGACATAGCACCGGGTGGATCAGCAGCAAAGTTTTTAGTAGGTACATCACGTACCTTATACGCGACAAGATTATTATTCACATCGTAGTAGGGGTAGTAATGTTTTAGTGGTTCTCCAGAGCTATTCTGTTGTAGACGAACACCATACTTGTCTGCTGTATCTTTTGTTATGCCTCTGTCTTTTAGTTCAGATATGAATCCTTTAGCTGTTGGTTTAGAGTGATTAGTAGAAATATCCAGTGGCATAGCTTCATAGTCCTCTGTTACATTTTCTGGTAGTACATGTGTTCCGCATTTGTGGCAATAAGTATGACCATCTGAATAAAGACTGCCATTGTTGTCTGAAGCACAGACATCACATGGTATATGCTTTACCCATTCACTATTTTCATGGTCACTGTCATTCTTCGTTGAGTATCCTGTATGTAGCAATTGTTTCTCCATTACGTTTAGCTACAAAACCGTCGATAGTTTCTTCAATATCATATCCCATCTGGGATGTAAATATTTTTCTATCGCCTAGAAGTTTCCATATATCTTCTTCGTAATTAGAATCCTCCACATCTACTTCAGTATGTTTAGTCTTAACCATAACTTTCCACATCTTTCAACACTCTTCTTCTTGGTAAGAGAAGATATCTTTTACAAAGTCTTCATCAAAAGACATGAACTCTTCTGTTTCCTCTGAAGCGAACTTCTTAGCTTCTTTTTTTGAATAACCTTCTTCAAGGTATTGTAAATACAATTCTTTGTAAACTGTTTTTATATCTTTTTGCCATAAATTTTTCATTTTATTTTATTCTTATTATTATTATTCTTTTTTGTGAGGGTTTGGTATTTCATAATCACATTGTAAGCATACAAGATGCTCCCATTCCATATGACCAACGAGATGTTTTTCATTACATTCTGGACATACTATAAGTTCTCTCGTATCTTCCCCTTCGATAGGACCAAATATTAAAGAACTCATATCAGGCATTTCAAAATCTTCTTCTGAAAGAGCTTCTATTAAGTTATTATATTCTTCTACTTGTTTAGGATCAGAAGGAGAATAACCTAACTCTAACATTTCTATATTACAAAATCTCTCATAAGTCATTTTACCTTTTTCAAGATTATTACGTGCATGATCTGAAAAAGATACGATATTATCAGTAGAAGATACTGGAACTACGATGCTCACCGACCTTGCCCTCTATATCTTTTAAAAGAACGACGCTTTTGTTTATTCTTTGGTCTACTGTTTACTGATTGACCAATACTAGTACGCATATGTTGTTTAACCCAAGCAGGTTTGCTTGTTCCTGATGGTTTCTTAGTTGCCAATTGTAAGCTCCTTCCATGAAATGGGATAGATAACAGAGCAAATATTATCCCACATCTTTGCTAAGTCTTGTATCTCTTTCTGAGCGTGTGTGTCAATCCTTAATTTGTAAGCTCTAGCAAACGCTGAAAGAGAACCAGTAACATAATAACTCGTATACATAGACTGAGGCAAGCACATTCTTGCTTGCTCTGGGGCTACTCCTGATTTTAATAAATTATCATACATTTCTTTAGCCTGAATTAAGAATTTATCGTACTTTTCTTTAGTTAATCCCTGAGAAGCTATGCCTTCTTCAGAAGAACCTTGCTTAATATTTTCTGCTTTCTTACGCCATACAGCAGGGTGATAGAATGTAGGATCACTATCAACATATCTTCGTGACTCTTCATTATAACTAAAACCTATAGTATGTTTAAACCTCTGTCTAGCTACAAAGATTGGCACTTCTTCCCGTACTGTAATCATACAGTGAGTAAATGGCGTGAAGTGATTATGTTTTGCTAAATATTTTATAAGTTTCTTATCAGCTATACATAAGTCTTTTTCTGTACTAGCCCAAGTCGTATCATAAACATACTCACTTTCTTTACTAAAAGAAACTCTTGCTGCATTGACAACTGATAGATCGTCACCCATAGAACTTATAAGTTCACACTTCATAATTTCTTATATCCCGTATCTGTAGTGTAGTACACTGAACGTATTCC